CCATTAACTTTATAAAGTTCGCATTGGAGGGATGAAATGAATACCGGAAATTACATTGACTATAATAATCGTAAGCAAGAAAACTTAACAAAATTAACGTGTCAGGAACTTCTATCAGAAAAAAGTCGTTTAGAATCAGAAATCTATCGAAGAAAGTTTGCTATTGAAAAAGAGATCCGAGATAAGTATGATACAAAGAGGGCGTTATTAAAAGAAACATTTTATAAAATAGGTTCAATGGTAGATATTAAATTTAATCACCATAATTGTTCGCATCTTAGTATAGACATAAGCAAATTGTCTGATGATTATCGACTATTTTTAGACGACAATGGTTATCAGTGTTATTCAAAAGATATATTCGAAATATTTAATACTCGACCAGAAATTGTACTTGCGTTGTTATATGATATCAAAATACGAAAATTAGAAGAAGAGTTAGATGAAGAATTAAAAAATTTATTTTAAATATTTTATTTGGTGATTAGTAATGTCTCGACAAATGGCATCAATAAAAGAAATTCTGGATATCAATGCAATTCCAGAAGCAAACAATATCGAACTGGCAAGAATAGATGGTTGGCAGTCAGTGATCAAAAAGGACCAATTTAAAATAGGCGATAAAATTGTATTTTGCGAACCTGATAGTCTACTACCAGAAAAACCCGAATACGAATTCATGAGAAGCAAAAAATTCAAGATTAAAACTTGTCGACTACGAGGAGTCACTTCTCAAGGATTCTGCTTTCCAATGGATATACTTCCTGAAGGTTCTTATAATGTTGACCAAGACGTTTCCGAACTTCTAGGAATCACTAAGTACGAACCTCCTGTTCCAGTACAGTTAAGAGGTCGTGTAAGGTGTCCAATATTCCGGTTAGCTGTCCCAAAAACCGATGAAATGCGCGTTCAAAACATTCCGGATGTCTTGGAACGTCATAAAGGCAAAGTATTCAACGTAAATGAAAAGTTGGATGGTACGTCAATGTCTGTTTACCTGAATACAGAAACCGGCATGCACGTATGCTCTCGAAACGTTGACTTGGCTCCAGATTTTGATCATAAATATAATGGAGATGCTTATTGGCGATACGCTACGGACCATAACTTAGAAGAAATTCTAAAAACATTAGGTAGTACAATTGCCCTTCAAGGCGAATTATTCGGCGAAGGCATTCAAAAGAACAAATATAATTTAAAGGGTCTGCATTTCAGAGTCTTTAATTTCTGGGACATGATCAATCACTGCTATCTAGAATGTCAAACAATGGTTGATACTGTTGAGGCATTTGGCCTAGGAAAAGACTTTCTAGTACCCAACTTAGGAACGTTGGAACTAAATCATACTGTAGATGATTTGCTCAAAATGGCAGATGGTAGTTCTAAAATTAATCCGGAAACTCTGCGTGAAGGTTTGGTCTTTAGATCACTTCCAGAAAGTACTGACATCAAATTAGGCAGACTGTCTTTTAAAGCCGTCAGCAATGAATTTCTGCTAAAGTATGGAGAATGAAAATGGAAGTAATATTTGAACGAAAAGATCTTGAACGTATATTACAAGAATACTTGAAAAAGAAAACTGGTAAGACATATCGTTTATATTGGATAGATAAATCAAGTGGTAAGATTTATATGAAAAAAGGTGAACAATAGTGCTAATTTTACAATCAGGAAATGTTATAGGTTGCGAACGCAATGGTCATTCAACAATTTATTGCGATGATTGCAATATGATCGATAATGTAGATTGTCCAGCATATAAGTTGCCGGAAAAATCATGCAGAGAAGAGTATGCCAGTCTTATTAAAAAAAGACCGTGCGAAATTAATTCAAACGTGGGAATTAATATACAGTCTGTCTATGAAAACATAGCAGAAGACGTTGCCAAACTTGTGGAATCCAAGCAATTGCAATACGGCGACAGTTTTGGTAATTCATATAAAATTCTAGAAGTCTTATATCCAGATGGAATTCAACTAAAAGATTATCAGGATTTGTTGACAGTTGTTAGAGTTATCGATAAGCTATTTAGGATCACTCGAGGAGATCAAGGCGACGAGTCAGCCTGGAAAGACATTAATGGATATAGTTTGCTTGCGTTGGTTAAAAAAGGCGAATTAGTATGATCAAGGAATTAATTGATCTTACAAAATTTTTTTTAGTAATAGGATACTATGGTTCGTGTTTAATACTTCTAGGATTCATAATCGGAGATATATCCCTACGTTACATTCATTATGATCTAACACCAATATACATATTATGGTTTTGGCTAGCAGGATGGGGTTTATTTGGAGATTGGAAAGAATTATAACCAAAACCTTTATTAACTATTAAGTCACTATATAGTATGGTGATTCGAATATGATACCAAATGTAGTCATTGACTTGCTTCCTATTGAAGCAGTAGGTATTGTAATCGTAATCATGAAAGTTTTATTTGGAGGTGTCTTATGAATAAATTTATTAAATTTTCAGAAATAAAGGATATCAAGCATCCAGTTGCATGCGCAAATAAGCTTTATCAGAATAAAGATATGATATTTGAAATATTAGATAACATTAAACCGGAAGATATTAAAATGCTTAAATGGCTCATACATAATTATCCTTGGACAGTTGGGAAAGATTGCTTAGAAATGTTGAATCGTTATAAACGAATATCTGAATTATTACATGGTGATTAAATGAAAACTTTTTCTTGGCGACGAAGAGATCTAGTTAGGACATATGGTCTTAATCCAGAAACCGTTATGATGATGACTAATGATGATATATTGAATATATTTTATAAAATTACGGAAGGGTTTTAAATGGCTAAGAAACTTATTCGAAAAGAAAAGACTGAACATGTATCTGTCTGTGAATTTTCATCATCCGACGATACTGATGAATATCCTCCGCATCATAGAAGATATTTAGATGATTATGGTTATAATTATTAAAAAAGAGTTACAAAATAATATTTTTTATCAGGTTTATTATGAATTTTCAGAAATACAATCCTTATAAATATTTTCGGGTAGGTCAAGAAAAAGCTATCCAGCAAATGCTTGATCTCTACGAAAACGGTCAAAAAGTCATTGAATTAAATGCTCCAACAGCATCGGGTAAGACCGTCAGTTTATACGTATTCGGTAGAATATTAGAAAAAGAATTTGGTCTAAAAAAAATAATGTTTACGTCGCCTCAGGTTGCATTAATTGAGAATGGAAATCTATTTGACTTACCAAAGCTCGTGGGCAAGCGTAATTATAAATGTAATGCAATCGAAGGCTACACCGCAGAAGATTGTCCTTTCAGTGCCAAGGACGATGGGTTCTTAGCCTGCGAAAAGTGCACGTATCGTTTGGCTAAATATGCTTTTAAAAACTCCGACTTTGGAGCCGTAACCTTCAAAAGGTATTTAGTTGATCCAAGTATCTATTCTGAAACAAAAGGCTTAGTAGTCGACGAAAGTTCGGAACTGGAAGGTCAACTCTTAGACAATTCAACGATAGATTTAGATCTTAATATCCAAGCAATAACCAAAAAGAAAAGAGTTTCTGATCAAATTCCTGAAGTCAAACAATTCCTGTGTAATTTTAACATCAAAGAATATTTAATTAAGCAACGAGACTCCTTGCAAACGTCAGTAAACACATCAGGAAAGTCTTGTAGGGAATATCGAAAAGGTATTTTTGACGGAGATAAACGACGACCTACCAAAGACGAATTAAAGCGTTTAAAGTCTCGCAAAATCGAATATAATAGTTTCCATCGAAAATATATCTCGACGTGTAATGCCCTTCGTTATATTAATTCAGATGTTCCTTATGTGTTAGTAACTGATATTCAAGAAGTTTGGAATGATAAAACACGTCGTAAAGAACAAGCAGTTGTTCCAACTTTTAAGCTTTTAAATGCATATGTGCCGTTTGGAGATTTAGCTGCAAGCTTAAATTGTATTGTTTTGGCATCTGGAACACCAACCACTGATTTAGTAACTTCCAAAAGTGTTTCGGTTAAAGTCGATCATCCTATACCGGTTAAGAATCGCTTAATCTATTATGATCCTGTAGGCTCAATGAACTACCAGAACCGAGAAAAAGTTGCTCCTTTAATAGCAAACCGCATCCAACAACTCCATGACACATATTGTAAGCATACTATCGTGCACTGTGGTTCTTATTATATAGCTCGTCTTATTTATGAGAATTTGCCGGGAGAGCACGTAGTTTGCCAGGAACCAGATTGGCGCGAAGGTTCGTTAGAAAAATGGCAAAAAAAGCAAGAAGGAATATTTCTTTCTGTGAGGTTCGAAGAAGGCATTTCATTAGATGGTCCATCTTATCCAATGAACATTATAGCGAAATTGCCATTTCCGAATTTGGGCGATAGTTGGGTCGAAAGCCGAAACAAACTTGATAATTGGCAATGGTACGGAATGACGACGGCTTGTTTGGTCCAACAAGCTTGTGGTCGAACTACTCGCGGTCCAACTGACTTTTCGGAAACTCATATTTTGGATGGTTCGTTTGGACCATTCTACAATCGAAACAGAAATTTATTCCATAATTGGTTTTCTGAGGCAATTCGTTTCAAGTAACCAAAAAGTATTTAAATAGCCAAACTAATTAGAGTTTGGAGGAATATAAATCAGTAAACTCACCTTAGGCCAAATCAATAAAATATGTGGGCGTAAAGGCATCAGAATAGACTTCGTGAAAAAGTATCTAACTACATTATCAGGAAATCATGACAAAGACTTGGAAATCCTTAATGGCCAAAATTATAACAACAATACAATCAAAGCTTGTAAAGATGGCCTAACAATCTACTATTCAGGAGAAGACA